CGTTGAGTGAATCGCTCACCCCAAAGGGTGCTTCATGGGCCAAGTTGTGAAGGGTCACACAGAGCTTGGATTTTTTGTTTAACGTCCTGAGACTGACGATTGAGTAGGTCAACGCCAATAAACACCGCATGAGTCTTGCTGAGAAGGGACGAGATTTGGTAGGATAAACGCGAGTCGGTCGCGCTGATTTCCGCAAGTCTCGTCGGCTGCTCAGGGATTGCTAGTCCCGCCGACTCATTAGACCTAAATTTAACATGGTCTTTACTGTAGGCACAACTGTAAACGAACAACACTCCCTTGTTGTTTTTGGCCCCCAGGTAAAACTAGGGGCCTTTTTTTTACCTCATTGACTCAATCACAGCCTGACGAACGAACTCCGAATTAGCATTTATCTCGTCTAATTCCTCATCCGTAGCAGGTACACCGTCAATTTCAGCCTCCGATATGAGGGCATCAACGTAGTCTGGCGCGTCCCAGTGCCTAATATCTTCAATCCTGACAACCTCCACCATCTTAAAATCAATCATTCAAATATTCCCCTTCCGCAGTGCCTACAGACAGTCCTAATATACCCCTGCTCCCCGCACTGCCCACAGGTTCCAATAAGGTTATCAACCCCTTCATTGGCCAAATGTAAAGCCCTGCTCGCCGCCTGCTCAACGGGGACTGATTCATAGTGCAAATCATACCCTTCATCATCAAACACGCTTATAGAGCAATTTGGGCCTTCTAAGTCAGCACTGGCATCATCGGTAATTAAGACCTCAATTCCATCTATGCCCAAAGCCCAAGCGGTGCAATTACCACCTGTCCCGACAACCTGAAAGCCTTTTTCAATCAGGTCTTTTCTAATTTCCTCGTTCATATCACCCCCACTGTTCAGCCATAGCATTTGCCAAGCCCTGATAAGTTATACTGCGTTTCTTCCACCTGTCTACACTGGGCGGCATTAGGTGGACTTCTGCCACTGCATCCGCCGCCGTCATATCACTGGTAGGTTTCAGGGGTTCAAGACCCCTAGTCCAAAAGCAGGTGCGTTTCTTCGCCGCATCCCCAAACTGCCAAGGTTGGACGGTAAAATCAGGCCCACGCCCGACTATCTCCCTCGCGTGAGAGTGCATTACTGGATTCTCAACAGCGACACGCTCAGAATTGGCATCCAGGCATTCCAGGAAGAATTGTGCTGCATCCCTCATATCCCCCCATAAGTTGCGTTCATGCAGCCATCTGACCCCAGAGTTACAAAGTCGGGTGCATGGCGGGTGAGCTATGACTAAATCCCACTTCCCTTTGAGAACCGCTCTAACGTCCCCCTGAATGTGTGGGCCATGCCTCTCTGTAGGTAGAAGGTCACAACTGACGGCTTCATGACCCCTCTTAATAAAGGCATCCCTAACTATGCCAGAAAACTCGCAAGCAACTAAAACCTTCATTTACACTTCATCCTGGCTCTGGGTCTTTTCTAAATACTCTCCCTTGGCTTCCAGGATTAACCCATCCTTAGCGCAGAAGTTCTGCATCCAATCCAAGAAGAAAGTCATTTCACCAACAGTCCAGTTAGCTGAGCTAGTGACTTCTGCCTTTTCTCCACCCTCTGGGTTCTTAATGAACCTAAGCAGAAACTTCTGTTTAGTATCACTGTAGCACTTGGTCTTTAGCCAGCGGTTCATACCTTCGTACATTGCTTCATCAACGTCTTCGGTCTTCCAGTTATGCTTGGCAGCCTCCCTCACCCAAATAGCCTTCAGGGCTTTCTGAGGCAGCGAGGAGAAGGTGAAATCCTCCACCTTCATCCCCGTATCAGAGTAGGCCACGTTAGCAAAACCTGTCTTCTTAACAAGCTTGTCAATGTCTTTAAAGATTTTCTTCAAGTCATCAACATTCTGAGCTACCGCAGATACTGGCATACATCCTCCACTTCCATAGCCTCACAAACATTAAAGAACGTCGAACACTTCATATCGCTGCGGTTCAACATTGCATTGTAGTTTGATGAAGCCATACCAATTTTCTTGGCAATATGGGACTGAGGAATACCTAGCTTTTCGTGAAGCTTCCTAATCACACTGCCAAAATGAACTACCATGGAACATCCTCAAAAGTGTCTTCACTCTTCTTAGAAATCTTCTGTTCTTTCTTGTCAAAAGCAAAACTCAAAACAGGTCTTTTAGGATTTTGTGAAGTGTCGTTCTTCCAGGCACTCATGACGTAAATGGTTCCGTCAATGTTGCACTCGCCTTTTAGTACAGGGGCTTTTGGATTCTCTGTTTCGTTCTTCCAGACTGCGCCTTTATTTGTATCGTCGTAACTCATGATTCCTCCGAACATTGTTTAACTAATGATTCAATCTCTTTCACTACATCTATCAGTAAAGCATTTAAAGCAGCAATGAAGGCTTCATCTCTTTCCACTCTAACAATGAGCGGTTTCATATCTGGGTGATATGCCATGAAGTCCCACCACTTCCTGCCTGTGATATGTAGGCATCCCTGGACTTGCTGCCAGTATTTAGAAGGCAATCTACCAACTCTTAAATAAGAGACCATAGTACCGCCTAACGGGCATTTTATTTCCAGTCCACCATCATCACCAATCAGACCGTCTGGGCTTGCACCAGCCTGGTAATCATCATGAAGACAGAAGCCCACCTCTTCTACGCTATTACCCGTCTCATAGAAATATCTTTCTCTGGCGTAGGGTTCTAGTTCTGTGCCACGTTGCATGGCATCTGTCACCTTTACATAGGTTGGTTCCCCTGTAATGGTTTCAGCGACTAACGCATCAACATAAGCCTTAGCCTGTGTTGATAGTGTTCCTTTCATCGTAATGAGTTTAGAAAAGTTGGAAGCAGACGGTACTCCAAGTCTGGCTTTTAACCACTCCTCACTACCTTGCTCGCATTCAACTAATCTCATAGAAAGTCATCTCCACCTGGCCCTTCTGCTTTATTGCCATCGTCATCATCATAGGCACGCAGACCACAAATAGACTGAAGACCATATCTTCTGGCGTATGTAACCGCCCCAGAGCCTTGCTGCGCCCCTGGCTTAGCAAGTGGTAACGCGTATGAGTCTTGAATCCACTCACCTGAATCGTGCATCAGGATAGTCGTAACGCCTACTCCTCTTTCAGTAGATACTGGATGCTGAGAGAACGATAATCCATTGCTATCCAGGATTGGAGCGAGATACTCAATTATTGTGTCAATGCTCGCATACTTTGATTTGAAGTAAGAATTGTCGCTCTCTTTGGCAACGCCCTCCATTTCACTCTGAGCCTTTCTAAACGCTGGTGCGAAATTCTTTAATGATTCACTGGTCTTCATTTAAATCCACCCCTGTATCTGCTTTGTAATTGTAAGAAAGCATTTTAAGTAAACCGCCTAACCGCTCCTCCGCAGCCAGGTCATCAAACACTCCAAGTCTGCCCAGTTCATCAGTCAGTAAGTCTCTGACCGCCTTTATCTCCTGGTGCATATACTTAGTAGCTACCATTGAGCTACTCCACCCTTCTATTTTCATTAGTGAATATCCTTAATTAAGTTATTTCTCTCAAACTCAGCAGTCTCATCCCATCGGTCTGAAACCGCTTCTAAGAACCACTCTTTGGGCAGTCCTATAAATTGAGCCTGTGAAATCGCCATATTCACCATCTCTTCGCATACATCAAGTGTGTCTGTTTCTTTTGGCATTTTTTCAATGGCACCCATCAGAATGCCTTCAATATCTATCAATGGTTTAGTCATGTTTCCTCCTGAAAGGGTCTGGTAATACTCTGTCTCTGGGTCTCACTGTGGGTTCCGCACTCTTCCTTGGGCCGCCTACGGGGACGTTACCTTTTATCCCCTGGCGGTAGAGTATGGTTCTCACAGCACTTGTTTTAATTCCTAGCTCTTCGGCTATTTGTCTTGTGTTCATGCCCTTGTAAGACATCTCAGCAATCACTGGATAAAGGTTAAAATGCTTCCCTGGCATCCTCGCTCTCCATTAATGCTGATTCAATTTGCATTTCTATGGCGGCACTCTTTGCGTATTCATCGGCATACTGTTCCTGCCATCGCAATAGGACTTCATCATGCGCCAGGTCATCAAGCTGGTAGTTCAGGTAGCTTTTAAGCCCCTTCTTAAAGCTAGCAAACACCCTTATGCCAGCCTTCCAATCCCCATACATAGCTTTGACTATGTCAATCTGGAGAGCCTTGGGGTCATCAATGTGATGGGCGATTACCTCATCAAGCAGGCTATCATCATCCCTAGCCATTAGCTCTAGCTCATCTTGGGGATCATGATTGGTTAAATCGACGTAACCAGTTGAATCTAATTTGTACTGGTCAATGTTGTTCTTGATGTAATTTTCTAGCATGGTATTTCCTCCTCTGGAATTTGAATTATTGTCGGTTATATTATCGGTGTCAACAATTAAAACTTAATTTCTTCAACTTTTTTTTCATCTGGGTCAGATTCTTCAAACACATGGTCAATCTTGTAATCCAAAGGTTTGTTGGGAATTGCAGTGAATTGCAGCGATTGGTGGCTAAATAATCCAATTGTGCCTTCCCAGAATCCATGACGCTGTTTGGCTACCACCAGTTTCTGGTCAAAAGAATTATCAAAATATTCCTTTTGCTTATCGTCCAGGCTATCTAGTTGTTTTAACCTTTCTCGCTTCTTATCAGTCCAAACAATGACTAAATTGTCCGCCAGGTCTACTAGTGCTGACGTACCCTTCACGTCAAATTTATTCGGGACATACTCTTCGCCTGCTGATTGGGGCTTTCTAACGTGGGAGACTAGGTGGATGTGCGTGCCTAAATGCTTAGCTGACCAGGCTAGATTGTTTATGAAATCCGCCTCACCTTCTCTGTTTTCCACCCCAATACCGCACTTGGCTAGACTGTCTATCATGATGTGAGACACGCCTAACTCAGAGCCGCAGTAGTTAGCGAATCCCAGTACCTTCTCTGTCGGTACGCTATCTAGTTGGTCGTAGATAAGGATGTATTCATCGGCGAAGTCGGTGAAGCTTTGAATAAAATCCTTAGAGGGGTTACCTGACCTACCACCTGAAGCCTGTAGGCACATCCGCCATAACGTCTCTTCTGGCTTCATCTCTAGTGACGCAATGGCTACCTTCTGCCCCTGGCGTGCCAGTGATAGGGCAATCATCCCTAGAACCATGGACTTCCTGTGTCCATTCATGCCGCCCCATATGGTGATTTCGCTGGGTCTTAATCGGAAGTTTTCCTGAATCTTAGCCCAGGGTAGTTTATCGCCTGTAACCTTTATGCCATCGGCACGCTCCAGTAATTGCTCTCTCCAATATCCCGCAGTGTGAATCTCCTGGGACTCAGCCTCACCCACTATCTGGATGTAGTCTTTTAAATTTACGTTAGGTGGGATTTTCATATTATATTCTCTGGAATCTCTAACTGACTGTTTTTGTTATGGTTTCTTTTCCAAGTCCTAACGGCTGCCTTCCAGCATTTCATCGGCCCCTGGGCTAGTTGCCAGCCTCTGGCTTCGTAATAGTCGCAGAAATAGCTACCATCTAACGTGAAGCCTAGATACTTAGCGTATTCTTCCACTTCATCGGGTTTCGGTTTCTTAAATAATTTGGTCTTGGTATTGGTATTGGTAATGGTATTGGTAGCATTGCCTTCGCATTGCGTTCGCATTGCGTTCGCATTACCATTGGATTGCCACCGCTTGTTTGCTGATTCCCTAGCCTTTATGGACTTCTCTTGATACTTGGCAATCTCAGCATCGGCGCGTGAATTGTGCCAATGCTCGCCCGTTAGTGTGAAAAACTCGCCCAGTACATATTGGATAGTCTGGATATCGTCTAGCCTAATTCGCTTGGATAAAAACTCAGCGTTATCTGGTAAAGGCTTTTCGTGCAGATAGTAATAATCCAGCAAGCGCCGATAGGCTAAGTCTTCAATTGGGGATAGATGGTCAGTGTGCGACTTAAAATCGCCGATATGAAACGGATAGAAATTCATAATCTCTCCAATGTGTCTCTCCAAATAGAATGCGCCAGCAGGGAGAGATTGCTGCGTTCACCCAGGGATCAATCTGAGCTAGGCGCAATCACATAATAGCAAGTGTTGCGTTGGATAACTAGCTATCCCAACACGCGCGTTGGATAACTAGTTAACCCAACAAAAAGGCCCGTTTCGGCGTCTCCAGGTGGGCTAAGCCTGTCACTAAGGTAGGTATTACCTTGCGCCTACTGTTCGCAATTTCGCTTGGATTAAAGCTTGCTTGTCCTGTTCGGATAATCTCTCGCCCTTTGCGCGTTTAGCCTGGGCGATAGCCACCACCATATCGTCTATTGCCTGTTGCTCCCTGGTATTCTTAAACAATGGCGAATAATTCTCACCTTCTGGATACAATGCAGACCAGTCCAGGCCTACTGATTCCAGGATATCTAACGCGCCACATCCAGCGTGACAGTGTATTAATACTCTCTCGCCGTTACTTACTTCCGTTACAGATAGACTAGGCGTGCCGTCTTGATGTGCTGGGCAGCGTGCTATCCATTTATTACTGCCCGTTTTTCGCACCATTTCCAATCTCTGAATAATAATTTCAGCTTTATTCATCCAATATCCCCCAAAACGACCCGCGTGTAAGCGTTTGCATCACTAATGTCCTGGTTTTACCTTTCGGCGTAGTGATTGAATGCCTATCAGAGCCTCCTAAACGTATGCAGGAGCGTTTTTCTGATTGCTGCCCTACTCTA